AAACATATTTATAACCTTTCAAATAATATATTCTCACCAGAAGAAGGTCTTCCAGGTTGAATTTGTTTTATTTCTTCTTGCTCTACTTTATACGATAGATACTTAACATAATCTGGTAAATAAGCATCATCAATTAATAATCTACCACCTTTTGGTAGATATTTCAAAGACCAATCTACATCAAAATAAAAATTACCTAAACCGTGTCCACCATCAACGTGAATAAAATCTAAAGGCATTTGTGGTTTTTTACCTTTTAATATTTTTTGACTTGATGCACCATAAAAATTAAATCTATTACCATAATGATCTCTTAAAAATTTTGCACAAGGAACAGTATAAGGATGTTCACATATATCTATTGAAGTTAATACTATATCTGAATTAGCTGATAATATTATTGCTGAACTATGACCTGCATTAAAACCTATTTCTAATCCATATTTACAACCTTTTACTGCTTCTCTTAAATATTCTCTTTTCCAAGATCGTTCTTTTATAGGTATAGAATCTTTATTAATTTGTGTTTGATGAATGAAACAATAGTTTCCTTCTACTCCACCATTAACTATATTATTTAATTCAGAAATTATTTTTAATTCTTCATTACCCCAAGACTCCTCACATTGAGGAATGTTCTTAGGATAATAATCAAAATAATTTACTTGTTTAGGTTCTTTCATAATATGCTCCAAATAAATTTTTCAAATGCTAAAAAATATGCAGCTGTGCACGCTGTTATAAATAATAAATCCATTATTGCTGCTTTCATTTCTTCCTTTTCTTCTTATAACACTTTTTACACATATATCCATAGTTGAATGCAATATTTCTTTTTTTGCAAACAACACATTTACTTTTTATCATCTTTCATTTTTAAAATTTCTAACTCACAATAGTGAATTATCTTTTCTAAATCTTGTATTCCATTTTTATCCTTGTATCTACAGACGTACTTCACAACGTTCCCCTGGAAGAAGCTAAGATTATTTTTAGAAATAAATTCATAGGGCTGAATGCGAAAAGTTTTATAATGTTTTCCGCCTACCTGCCTATCCTGTGGAAATGCCTTATCAAATATATTTTTATTTGTCATACTATTGGTCCTCCTATGTTGTATTGATAATCTGATGTTGACTGCATCAGATATAAGTTTTCTTTTGCTCTAGTTATTCCTACAAAAAATGTTCTGTGTTCTGGATCAGGATTCTTTAAAGCTGATTCATATATAACTCTTTCTAAATCTGTATATAAAGCAACATTGTCTGCTTCTTCTCCTTTAACGCTATGTATTGTAGAAATTTTTATTCTTGGTTCTTTCATAAGATCATCACCTGATTCTAATAAATTTTTTATGTATGTCTTACTTTCTTCTGGAAAATTTAAATGCTCCCAGCTCCCCGTCGCTCGCAACCCGTATTGTTCTCTAAGTTCTTCCATATCAACCGATATAATAGAATCTAGTTTCTTTTCATTTTTAAAACCTCTTGCCACGTGCAATTCAGTTTTTAAATACTGCCATAAATCTTTTACGTCTTGTTTATTTACCCTTGCACCTTTATTTAATCTATCCCAAACTCTATATGCATTTACCATTTCACTAGGCAATATGTCTTGAGTCTTAGCTTCAAATCTTAAATTTAAACTATATAAATATTCTTTAATTTGATCTAACATTTTATTAGTTCTAGCTAATATCATCCATTTACCTGTAGATAGATTCAAATCTTCTAATGCCATATCCTCATAAATATTTCCTTCTGCATCTCTAGCTTTCCACTCTTTAGTTAAACGTTCAGACATATATGGAAATATAGATTCAGCTAACTTATGTATTTTTCTAGGAACTCTTCTTGACTGTACTTGTGGGTCCATTGTACCTTTTAAATTAATAAAGATACTAGGATCTGCTCCTTGAAATGTATAAATGGTTTGATCGTCATCACCTGCAATGTATGAACGTTTACATTTTGATTCAATGTAAAAAAACATTTTCCATTGCAAAGGACTTAAATCTTGTGCTTCATCTAAAAATACTACATCTAATTCAGGACAAACTTTCTTCTCAATGAATTGTGCAATCATATCATAATACTCAACCATTCCTGTATGTTCTTTATATGTTTGTAGATGTGATGCTATTAATTCAGTTAAACTAATTTCAACTGTTTGATGTAAATCTAATTGTATTGCTGCTTCTTCTATATCTATTTGACGAGACCTAGCATACTCAATAATTTTCATATGTGGGTTCGTGTATACAACATAACCAAATTCATTAGTCGTAGATTCAAAGGATAGGTCTTTGCATACTTGAGAATAATTTTTAAAGTTATTCCATTTACTTCCTTTTAATAATTGTGTTTGTGTATTAATTCCTAATGCATTACTTCCTAATGAATGCATTGTGCCTATGTGAAATAAATTATCAGTAATTCTTCTTTGCGCTTCATTTGCTGCAGCATTACTAAATGATATGTAAGCTATCTTTTTTGGATCAGTTTTATATTCTTTTAATTCTTTTTCTAAATATTTTGTTAAGGTAAAAGTTTTTCCTGTTCCAGGTGGACCAGGTATAATTGTTCTAATTGAATGGAACATCTTTAATCTTATCCTTTCTAACAATTGGTTTATCTATTTCCAATTGTTTGATTATTAGATGTCTTGTATTTTTACCTTCTAAGTTTGATATCTCTTCCTTTGCACCAAATAATGTTTCTAACATTCTCATTGTTGCTTCATATTTAATATTCCAAGATTTACTTCTTAATAAAAAATTCCAAAAAGATTTAAATTTAAAATAACTAATTCCATTTTCTGTAAATGGTATTCCTCTTTTAATGTCTTCTTTCTTTTTGCCATTTGCTCTTGATATAAATTCGATTAACAATTCTTTTAATTGATTATCAGTCTTTAATACTTCTGGTGCTTCTATTGGTATGGACTCTTGTAATAGTTTATTGATTTGTTTTCTCCATATTAATTTTGCAACTGGTAACATTGATTGATTAATTTGTTCTAAACATTTTAATGAAAACTTATCTGGTTCGTGTAGATCAGCACCACTAACTTCAACCATACCTTCACCAACAGTTACATAATATATAGGTGGATTAGATGTATATTTTTGTATTTCTTTTATTTCTAGTCCAGGAGAAAAATCATCACCTACACCAAATTCTTGTTTAATACATTTTTTAGAATTACAAAAAGATGCAATAGGTTCATCTTTACATTTGTATTGATATTCTTTATTATTTACGGATTTAATTATTCCATCCATTTCTGTTTTGTCCAATGGTGGTTTACAATAAATATCATTATAATTAAAAATTTTTGTATCCCAATTGTCAGAAAATCTTTTCTTTGCATATACACCAAAGTTATACATTGCATTATTTCTTTGACCATTCGGTATTCCCTCTTGTGCTAACATTCTTAAACAAGGTGGAGCACCTTTTAATAAATCATTATCTTCAGGTTTATCTTCTTTAATTTTTAGTTCTACCAATTCTTCTTCTGTTAAAACTATTTGATCATAATAATTAAAAAATTCATCTATACTCATTGCACTGCCATCTTCTTTAAAAGCATAACGCAATGTTTGATTTACATTGTGATAAGGTAAGTTTAAGAAACTACCTACATCTCCTCTGTCTTTATTAATATGATTTTGTTTTGGAAATATTTCTGATCGCGCATAACCTAACATCGCTGCAATGTCTTTTAATTTATTTCTAAACAATGCTGCAGGTGTAAATTCTTTTGTAAATAAAAATACGTGTGCACCTCCAGACTTTGATCTAAATACTACTAAAGGTAATTTATTTATTTTAATTTTATCTATTAATTCTTTGTGATTTAAATTGTAAACATCTATGTCTATACAAGCCCATTTACATTTACTATCTTCATTAATTGGAATTATTCCTAGTGCAGGATCAGATCCTAATAAATGATCTGCCCACATTTGATCTGTTACAGGTTGTTTAGTTATGACTGATTTGGTTTTGTGTTTACCTCTTTCATCATATTCTTCTGTTTTTCTAGTTTGACCATATGCATTGTATGATCCTTCAAATATATTTTTAAATTTTTTTATTTCTATCATATCTATCTTTCATTTTAACCGTACAGGCGATCTTTCGATCGCCTGCATTTTCATCTCTTGTTAGGACAAACAAATGAAAGTTATCTATTTGCAAAAGAGCTATAGAATTTTTTGGCTCTTTCATACATAGCCGCATCTTCTACTAAACCTACTTTTGCAACATTCCAACCATACCATTGATTACCTTTACCTGTATTTAATACAGAAGATAATTTATAAATATGACTGAATGAAGGTGGAGTGTATGGACCATTTTTACCATCCAACACTATTGATTTCATCATAGAATTCCATTTTCTACTAATTTTACCTTGAGATGAACTCATAGATATCATAGCAGTTTCTGAACCCTTATCTCCTAATATAATTACAAAATGTTGACCTACAGTTAATATGTAGTTTCCGTTTTGTAATCTATCTTTACCATCAGGACCTTTAGTTGTTTTATCTAAAATGTCTGAAGTATCAGGATAAATCATTTCTGGTCTACCTGAACCTGTTCCATAATCGGACCATTCTTGGTATTCCAATTTATAATAACAAGGAATTACATTTATTCCTTTGTCACCATTGTATAACTGTTTTGTAACAGTATTTAAAAACATTCCAGGTTCTGCACCTTCAACATAATTTTGATTACGTTTTTGTGCTTCCGCTGAACCGTTTTGTAATAGTTTTAAGATTGGTGGAGCCAGTGATTCTGTCTTCACATTCTCAAAACCTAAGTGTGCATCTGCTTCAAATAATGAAGCTGATGGTAGGCCTGTTGCCTTTTTTGTTACTATTTGTTTCTCGTTACTCGTTTCCATTTTCTCGTTTCTCCTTATCTTCTTGTTATTTTTGTTTGGTTACCTGCAAACGGTTTAAATAGGTCGGCAGGAACGTCTTGTCCAGATTCAAGTCGTTCCCTGACCAGTGCTTTGAGTGTCATTGGGTTTACTCCAATTTTCTGGATAGGTTCAAACCCGCTGCCTCGTGCAAGGTCGACATATGATGCCGCCTTGTTATCTTCGCCACGACCAAAGGTAACGGTAATATCATTTTTAATAATATCACCTAGACCGTTGTTACGAAGCCATTCAAAAGCCTCTTCCTGTTTTTCTTTAGGAATAGTGGCGCCGTAGATTTTTTTGACTTCTACTGCCTCGCCATCTTTAAGCTTTAATTTTGTAATTTGCATTTCATCCATCATAGCAGGAATTTCTACCATTGATAAAAGATTTGCTTTTTCTTTTAATTTTTTTATAGACTCTTCTGCATTTGCAATTTCGTCTTCTAAATCTTTTAATTCAATTACCTTATCAGATAATCTTTTAGCGGAATCTATTTGCTCCACCGATTGCATTCTATCGTTTTCAAAATCTATTGTCATAACTTTCTATCCTTTCTATATATATTTTATTTTTTTATTGTCAAGCACTATTATACAAATCAATTTCAACTGGATAATATCTTCTTTCCTGTTTATCCCATTTTAATAATTTATATTTTCCGTTTGTTATATCAGAAACTATTGAACACGCAACACC